AGGTTTGCCTTTTTAGCCTCTTCTGTGGGATAGAAATTCAAATTAATAACATTATCAAGACCTCTAACTGCAACCTCTACTGTTTTTTGGAGTTTTTTCCAATCTATTGTACGTACTTTAAGGTGCGAAGCCAAGTTTATGCTCGCTAAATTGCACACCGCTGTTTCTCCAACTTGAACAACCTGACCTTCATCATACTTTGTTGGTGATGTATGTAACAATATTTCTGTACACAGGTTGGAAGAATGTACAATGCCTTCATGTTTATTAGAGTATCTAATGTTAGATGGGTCTTTGAATGTGATCCAAGGATGTCCAGTCTCATAAAGAGCTGTTAGTATTTTCTTCCATAAATCTTTTGATGTATGAGAGTCTAATTGGTCTTTCTTGTGCAAGAAAATATAACATTTGTCTTGCCTCAACGATTTCTCTCTTCCGAGTTTTTGTGTACATTTCGCCTAATGTAAGGTGGAACTTATCAGCTACCGCCTCCGCATATGCGTCAAAAATATCTTTCTTCATTTAATTTTATTTTTTTACAATTATACTACTTATATATATATTATACAAGTTTTTTTTATTTTTTATTAAATTTGTTTTGAATCTCATTTATCCTTTCTAAAGTAGCTATTGCCTTTTCATAACTCATTCCTTCGGTAATCAGATTATCAATTTGTAATTGCTTTATCTCCATTTGTAAATGGTGAATAGCTTTCTCTATATCCTCTATATGCTTTGCTATATCAGACATTCCTTCTTCTTTTTTCTTACCACAACGCATCAAATATGTAAGGGCAGTCCCCACATTATAAGTTGCTGAAAATCCGTAGACTACTTCTGATGCGTGGTAATTATTTTTTCCTATATAATAGTCTGGAGTGTTTCTTATTTGTTTCATTTAATTTAATTTAAAATTTATATTTACTCATATCATTACGAATAATTTCTCTTTCAAATGGTTTATATTCGTATTTGTCTTCTGCTAAAATAAATCTTTTTTTGTATTCAATCATGCCTGAATATTTAAAATAATTATCAAACTCTATCAAGTTTGTTTTATTTTCTACATGATATTTATTGATCTTGTTTTTTTGTTTCTCTTGAAACACAAGTGTCTTGGGTAGTTCTTTCATAAATTTAATTTAATTTGGTTTTGTGTAGGTTTCCACTCATAATAATATAAAGTGTATGTTTTATTTCTTCCAAACTTATCAGGAAATGTTTTTTCAGCAAGAAGGGGTGTGTTTTTGTCTATATACATATTTTTATCTTCATACGACAAAAGTATAGAATCAGTAGAGTTTTGTAAAAATATTTCTTTATTTGAATAAGGTAATGCAACAAGAGTTTGTTTGGATAATGAATGTTTTATTTTATATCCTGGAATAAGTTTTTTTAATTTATAAGTTGTTGGGTTTATCATTTAATTTAATTTAATTAAGAGGAAGTGCCTAATAGTATTAACTGTTCTGGCAATATCGCCTTTATAGACACCTCCTCGTATTATAAGGGGTAAAAACATTTAATATTAAGGACATCTTTTATGCCCAGTAAATTAATTTGGCATTATTGCCTCCCTTATCCTTTATAATTATCTACGATAATTTTTTTTAAAATATCTTGATTAAGTTTTTGAAGCCATTGGATATACCTACGATTCGGTTTTTTCTTCATCTTTTCTTTTAAGATCAATTCGTGTATCTCTTTCATAGCCCACATCTTTTATCATCTTCTCTTGCTTCTGCTATATCGTAAAGCCTAAGCCCTCTGTAATCATAGTCGTTTTGTACTTCACAAAAATCTAAACATTCATCACAGATATAAATTTCATCCCACGATTCCACTTCTTCTACCTCTTCAAAAGATGCTCCACAACATTTAGTTACTAATTCTACTCCCATATTATTGAAGATGTATGGTATTCATATTCAGTTACATCAAACTTTTCATAGTTTTCATCAGTATCTTCTATCACTCCTCTTTTAACTAAGTCCTGATATTTTAGATCACGAAGTCTATGATATTGATTTAACTTTCTTTGTTCGCAGTCAGGTTTTTTCTTTTTACTAATACATTCGTGTATGTATTCCATCCAGTCGTTATATGATTTAGTTTCTCTTGGGGTAATTTTTTTCATAATATATTTTTTAGTTAAAAAATAAGGGGGAAGGATAACAGCAAAATTTAGTTATCATTCTGTGTACACTCGCTACTTCCCCCATTTACACAACAACAATTATTAAACTTTCGTTAGTATTGATTGTGTTTTTTTATTTGCTAATTCGTTATATCGGTTAAGCAATAATTGATTAGAAATAAAATCTACATCTAAAAAAGATTTCTTATTAAACAATATTTTCTTTAGATGATTGAACTCTCTTTCCTCGTTTTTAGTTAGTTTATTCATAAGTAGTATATTTAAGTGACAATAATACTAAATAAATAATTAATAACCAAATTTATAATTGCTTTATAACAAAATGGTCTATTAATGTTATTTCTAACGAACTCTCTGTGTTACTACTTCCTCCTATAATATTAACATCTTTAATATCTCCAGAGTCAAAATCAAAATCGTTGTAATCCATGTGTTCATTAGAAAAAAAGACAGATTCATAATTAGATAGCCACTCAAATTCATTTGAATAATCTACATTGTCTCCATCTAATTCGTTATATAATATACGAAGGTTGTCTATTTGGTTTATTATTTTGTCGTAAACTTTTTTTGTAACAATATAAGATTGACAAATATCTACTTCAGTCATAATTGCATAACTTCTTTCAATATCTATAACATCAAATATTTCTATTTTACTGGCATATTCTCCATCAAATAATTCTATATCATTCTCCCTTTTTGTAAAGGCATAGTCATTAATCATAGTCTCTAATCTTTTTCCTATGTTGTGATAATGTGATCTAAAATTTTCCGGAGACAAATCCCAGTAACCTTTGTCTTTTATGTAATTGTCATACAAATAAGACATAAGTGTTTCTTTTTCAGAAACTAAGAATATTTCATATTTAGGTTGTTCAGACCCAAATAGATTTCCATTATAAGTTACAATAAACTTTTTCATTGGTTTTATTACAAAAATAACAATTTATTTTTTGAGCCAAATTTCTAAAGTATTTACTGCCTCTTCAATAGTTTTGCCTAAAAATTGGTCTCTACAATAATCCTCATAATATCCTACTCCATATTCATAGGAAGGATGTTCTTCTTCTAAATATGAAGCATTGACAGATAATCCCTCTATCTTTATTTCTTCCTCTTCTCTCCATTCAGGCTCATTATAGTTGCTTTCTTGTATGCATACTCCACCTTCATAATCCCTTTCTCCTCCCCATTCACATTCCTCTTCATACCAATAACTAAAATCAGGAAAGTCTTTTGCAAACATATCTAAAATACTATCACAGATAGGAGACCAAGCAGATTCAAATCTTAAATCACAAGAAAAAGAGCATTGGTCTATTTCTAAACTACAATCTCCCCATTTTGTGTTCCAGTTGTGTAAACTCCAAGTGTACCAATCAGAAAATCCATACTTTTCTACTAATTTATCAATATAGCTTTGTTCAATAGGAATTTCAGTCGTAACTCCATCTTTTTCTACCCTTCTCCAGTATTTACATTCTTTTCCATCTATGTTAGCAAATCCTGAAATGAAATCATATTCTTCCGGTCGTGGTTTGTAATATTGACATATACTACCCACTTTTCTTATTTTCTCTATTATTTCTTCTTGTTTTTTTGTAAGTGGCGAAGAAACACTAATTCCACTATAAACCCAATTTGGCATAATTTTTAATTTAAGTTAATATTTAAGTTATTTATATTACTGGTATTGTTCCAAGATCATCAAACGTGGTAGATATTGCTCCTCCATCATTTCCCTCATCATCCATCATAGGAATTAACCAATATTTATTGTCTAAACATATGGCGACTGGTCTTTTGTACCACATATTATCCTCCATTTCTTTATCATCTATATATTCTACTTTTGTTATTGTTTTACCAACAAGATTTTTTGCTATCTTATCTGTCCAGTATTGTTCTACTGATTTACCATCTATTTTATATTCTTTTTTCATAATTAATTAATTTGATTTTTAATACTTTTCATCACATCTTCAAATATAGTATTGTATCTCTCCCATCCTTCTGTATCGTTCATTTCCGGAACTTCTCCAAACTCATCAACAATTCTTGTTAATACTATTTCCTCGTTTAAATAATCTACTATTCCTTTAGCAGTCCAGTAAATTTTTTCTTTATATTTCATAATTTATATTCTATTATATTGTCTTCTATTAATTTTTGCTCAACTTCTCTAAGTGACCAAACGTAGCCACCTTCCTCATAAAATTCTTTGTAAAATCTTAAAAATTTAAAACTATATTTATATTGATAAGCCATTTATTTAATTTTAATTTTATAAAAC